AGCGCCGGCCGAAAGACGTGCACGCGGTCGCAGACGAGCTGTAGTAAATCTTTGTCGGCCGAGATGATCAGCACGTCGGCGCCGTCGCTGTCGGGCGGCTGCGCGGCGGCGACCGCCGTCGCGATCAGGTCGTCGGCTTCAAAGCCGCGCGCGGCCCAGATCGGAAACCCGTCGCCGCGCAGGATGTCGATCGCGACGCTGCCCTGATGATACAAGGCCGCATCGCGTTCGGCCGGTCGGTTCGCTTTGTAGTCCGTGCTGATCTCCGCGCGAAACGATTTCCCGCTATCACAACAGATCGCGACGTGCGGATGGGCGCTCGCGAGCGCGCGGATTTTCGCGACGACCTGCACGCTCGTAGCATTCGGGTCGGAGTCCGTGCTCGCGAGCGCCCACGTCGGATGCAGGATCGAACTAAAATCAACCACCACTAAGCGATCACTCATAGGTCAATCCAATCGAGCCACACCTTGCCGTGCCCTACCATGCCGAGCCTTGCCTCGCCTCACCATGCCGTGCCCAACCCCGCCTGCCACACCTTGCCGGGCCGTGCCGTGCCTCGCCGTGCCTCGCCATACCACGCCTGCCGTGCCCCGCCGTTGCCATGCCGCGCCATACCTAACCAGACCAGACCTCGCCGGCCTTCCCTCGCCCCGCCACGCCAGACCGCGCCAGGCCAAACCTCGCCGCGCCAAACCTGACCTTGCCGGCCACACCGCACCGCGCCTTGCCATGCCAAGCCTTGCCCTACCGGGCCAAGCCGCGCCCTATCTCACGCCGCTGATACGGCGCCTTCTATCGCGGTCCGCGCGCGCCGCACCGCTTTCACGATCTGATCAAATTCGCTATAACGATCTTCAAACGCGCGCAGCTCCGCCGCCGCCTGCTCGATGGCCTGCGCCAGCAGCTCGCTGTCCTCGACGACGCGCGCCATCGGCACATACGCGCGCTGCCGCTCGTCGCCGACTTGTTCCACGAGACTGACGAACGCGCGCAGCACGCGCGGCGCCTCGCGCGGGTCGCTCCGCGGGTGCACGACGCGAATCGACGCGAGCACATGCCGCGCCTGGTGCTCGCGGTGTAGTTCCGCCGCGCGCACGTCGTCCCATTCAAAGCACGGATGCAGCGCGGACGCCTCATTCCGCGCCGCGTCTACGACTGTGCGCGGCGTCAGCCGCCCGCCGTGTTCGGTCTGGAGCGTGTCGAGTTCATCGCCGACCGTTTGCGCCGGCGCCGTCTTGTTCGTCAGCCGACATGCCTTTGCCCATACGTATGCCGCCATGCGTCCTCCGTCTGATGAAAAAAACCATGCCACGCCAAAGCGCCACCCCGACTCGCCCCGCCCGGCCACGCCTCGACATGCCTGCCAAGCCCCGCCATATCACGCCCGGCCGTGACGGGCCGTGCCTTGCCGGCCACGCCTTGACTGGCCCAGCCATGCCGGACCCAGCCAGACCAGACCATGCCAGGCCTTGCCGGCCTTGCCGGGCCGGGCCAAGCCTGGCCTCGCCATGCCACGCCTTACCAGACCGTGCCCTGCCGCGCCACGCCGGCCTTACCAGACCTAGCCCAACCCAGACGCGCCGGGACCAGCCACGCCCAACCCCACCCCGCCTCACCTGCCAAGCCACACCGGACCCAGCCAAGCCATGCCACGCCGTGCCTTACCCCGCTCAGCCCCGCCGTGCCGGGCCAGCCACGCCACGCCGTGGAGGACCAGCCGCGCCAGGCCTCGCCTAACCTCGCCACACCGACGCCGTGCCATGCCTCGCCGCGCCCAACCAGGCCGGCCTTGCCCAGCCACGCCACGCCCGACCAGACCCCGCCTTGCATTGCCTTGCCGGGCCTGCCACACCCGACCAAACCGCGCCGCGCCTTACCGGACCTGACCGTGCCGCGCCACGCCTGCCCTGCCGGCCATGCCCTACCCGAACTTGCCAAGACGCACCTCGCCCCGCCGGGACCGACCGTGCCTGCCGCGCCATACCCGACCAGGCCACGCCTCACCGCGCCGCGCCGTCCGCGACGGGCCTGACCACGCCGGACCTGCCTCGCCCGGCCACGCCTCACCATGCCTCGACGTGCCTTGCCTGCCTTGTCGGCCTCACCTACACCGCCGGCGAATCCGCCTGCGTCGCCACAGAAAATCGTCCGAATTGCCCATTTCGCTCCGGCCGCCACTCGCCAATCCCGACCCCAAAGCCCGCGAGGTTCAGTAGGTTGACAATCTGCGCCGGTGAGATCGCGGAGGCGTTATAGGAAATCCTCACGGTCGCCCGCCACGTCGGAAACCATCCGCGGAACCGAATATCCGCCGTGCCCATCCCGATCCGCACCATGTCCCCACCAGCGCGCATGACCGGCGTGCCGTCAATCTCCACGAATTCACCCTGCACATGGATCCGCCGCCGCATCTCGGTCTTCTTCGCGCCATCGACGTCGCCCGCCGCCGTGATCATCGCGTTCTTGAACGCGATCGATGGAAACCCGAACCGCGCCTGCGCGACATCCTCGAGCGTGGGGTTCTCCGGCATCGGCGTCAGCCAATAGAGCGACTCCACGAAATCGCGATGGGGATCCTTCGCGACCTTCGCGGTCTTCGCTTTCTTCATCTGCTTCGCGAGCATTTCCTCTCTCGCTTTTTTGCTCCAGGCATGACTAACCAATCCGGTCTCACCGATGACGACGACTTCCATCTCCTGCACGTCGATCTTCGGGATCGAAATCGGCGTGTCGATGCTCACTGGGGCAGTCTTCGAGCCTGTGCTTTTCGCCATGTGGTCCTCACGGTTCCGCTGTGACCGCCTGTGGTGTGCGCGGGCGGTCGGTCGCGCATGGCGCCGTGAAGCCGGCGCCGAGCTCGTCGTGACTACTTCACGGCGATCCGAGATCGCCAGGAATGTCAACGGACCTGTTGCCGTGCAGGCAATCAGCCAACGTGGAAAACACGACGACGCGAGCGGCCCTCGGATCGCTGAGAAGGAGGCCCGCCCCTAATAACTCGCTCACGACGGCATTGCTAAGGTCCCGTAATCTCTCGCCGCGTTCGCCGGCGCGGGCGTGGTCGTGCGCTTCGGCCTGGCGGATCTCGTCCTCGTGCCTCACGACGGCACCTCCGAGAACTGCAAATCGGGATGGCGCTCGGCGAGGTGCTGCCGATAGCGCTCGCGGAGCTCCAGGCTGATCGCGACCGCGTTGGTGCCGGTCTGCACGGCCACCCACGGGCAATCGATGCAGCAGATCGACGCCTGGACGGTGAGTCGCGGCGGCGGCGGAAACGTCAACAGGGTGGCGCTCATCGGCCGTTCTTCCCGTCGGTGTAAAGGTGATCGACGCGCCACTTTTCCGAGACGTAGACGGCGCGGTCCCGTGGCAGCAGTGGCCGATGCCGCGCGAGCCACAGCGCGACGAGCAACGCGCCGACGACGGCGAGGCTCATGATTGTGAGTCCTCCGATTCCGCGGTTATCGCCATCTGCCGGTAGCTCTCCCAGTAGTCTGGAAAGGCATCCCGCAAGCGGCCGCGATTAACGAGATCGGCCTGCCGGTAGAGGCGCGCGAGTTGCTGAATGAAGCCGCCGCCGAAGCGCAGCATCGCGTCGATGATGTCGGCATCGTCCCCAGCGGGACTCGTGTGCGTCATTTCACGCCTCGCCCGGCCGCTCGGCGCCCAGCTTTGAAGTAACGCGATGCCGTGTCCTCCTCCTCGCCATCGAGCCACGCCTGCAGCTTCTTCCCGCTGAAGCGCGGGCGATTCCCCAGCCGCGGCAGCAGTTCGAAGCGCGCGAACTCGCCCCGCTGGTAGAGCTCCCAGGTGCGGGACGCGCCGAGCCCCACGAGCTCGGCCAGGTCGCGCAGCACGAGCACGGCCGGCAGCGCGTCGCCGGCACGAAAGCGGGGCGCGGTCAGGGTCGGACTCATGCGCGTCCCCCCGCCATCACCTCGGCCTGGCGGCGCCGCTCGTCGCGGGCGGCCGCGCGCGTGACCTGCAACTGCGTCGGCTTCATCTCGGGCCAGGCGATTTCGAAGGGTTGCACCTCGAGCATGCGGGCAATGGCGGCGCGTTCGTCCTTCCGGAGCGGCGCCCCTTCGCCATGCTCGATTTGCCAGTACCGGGTCTGCGTCATGCCGATCCGCGTCGCGATCTGGTGTTGGGTCAGTTCCCGTTCCGCGCGGAGCACCCGGAGGGTCCGGGCGGGGCGCGACCGTCGAGGTAGTTTGCCCATGCCGGAATCTATACGTGACAAACCGCGGGTTTGTCTATAAAATAAAAATTCCAAATGGAAAGACAACCACAGGCGCGCGCCCGGGCTCGTTACAATCGCAAGAAGATGCCACGCACCAAGGTGCCGCACCCGCTCGATGCGGCGCTGCGCAAACACGTCCGCGACCTCAATCCCTTTTGTCCGGTTTGTGTCCGCGCTGCACAGAAACCGCGGCTTGCACTGAATTTCCAATTGCGTTTGGCGAATGGTTCCGGCGATAACTGGCCGGGTGCACTGCTTCTAAAGGAGTGATCCCCATGTCGACCGTTCCCAGCCGTGTCAGCGTGTGCCGGGCGATCTCCCAGTTGTCCCGTGATTTTTTTGTTCCGCTCGCGCGGATGATTTTGAGTGCTGCTCGCGACGACGCATATTCCAGATCGCCAGCACGCTTTTTACCGCTCGCCGGCCTTCACTCGGCAAGCCTTCCCAATCGCGCAACAGTTTCAGAAAGTAGGAGTTTTATGAGCAGGGGACGGACAACGCCGCTACCGCCGGGAGTCTCGCGCGAACCAGATGGACGCCTCCGCGCCCGCGTCAATGTCGGCGGCCGTCCCGCCTCGCGACGCTTTCCGCCAGACACCGACCCCGCCGTCGCCGCGGCGTGGATTGAAACGACGCGCTGCGCCCTCACCGACCAGCGCGCGGACTATGGCGATGCGCCGCTCGTGACCCACCGGCCGGCGCGGGATGGGAGCAGTTCGCTGGAGACGGAGGTCGCGCGGTATCTCCCACAGATCGCCGGGCGGCCGAGCACGAAGGCGGATACGTCGCACCTGCGCGCCTGGCTCGCCGTGGTGATCGAAGGCGTGCGGCTCGGGACGCTGCGCCGCTCGGCCATCACGACCGAGCTCGTCAATCTCGCCATCGCCCAGTGGCGCACGATGCCCTCGTCACACACCGTGCGCCGGGTGCGGGTGATGGCGCACGACCGCGACGGGCACACGATGCCGGCGTATGAACGGAAGGCACCCGTCACGAGCGGCGCCGTCGTCTCAGACCGGACGATTCGGCATCGGTGCCGCGTCCTCGCGGATCTGTATCACGCGCTGGACGGGAAACGCGCGATCACGCCCGTGGACGATGCCAAGCTTCCGAAGCTCCCGAAGGACCATCCCATCGGCGTCGACGTCTCGATCGTCTTGGCGGTCGCCTGGAAGCTGGCGCAGGCCACGGTGTCCAGGCCGCGTGTGCGGGCGCCGCACGATCCCGAGGCGTATGCGGCGCGCGAGGCGGCCAGGCGCCGCGACTACCAACAAACCTACGCGCGGTATGTCGTGCTCGTCACGACCGGGCAGCGACCGTGTCAGGTCATGCGCGCGCAGCCCGAGGATCTCGATCTGGAGCTCGGCACGTGGCTGGTCCGGAGCGCGAAGCTTGAGCCCGCGCACACCATCACGTTAACGGCGGATATGCGCCAGGCCTGGCAGGCGTTCATCGACGCCGAGGCGTGGGGCGACTACGACACGACGACGCACGCCAACCGGGTGCACGAGGCCGGGTGGCCGCGCGGCGTCCGGCCCTACAACGCGCGCCACACCCTGATGATGGATGCGCTGAAGGCCGGCATCGACCTGGGCGATGTCCAGGCGCTCGCCGGCCACACCAGTCCGTTGACGACCCGGCGCACATATGCGCCGCACCAGATCGACCGGCAGCGCGCCGTGACCCAAAAACTTGAGGGGCGGATGAAGGATCTGTTTGCGCCGCGGCTGGTGAAAAAATGACCGCCCGTGGAGCAGTCCGGTAGCTCGTTGGGCCACGGCCCAAAGGTCGCGAGTGCGACATGCCTGGGCAAACCTTCTGGGCAAGTCGATTTGCCCAGGCCAGAAAATGGCCGGAAAAGAGCGGATGTTGCCGCAGGTTGACTTGCCCAGACCGGTGGCACTTTGAGGTCGAAATCGGTGATTTTGTTAAGGAAAGGTGGTTGCGGGGGCGGGATTTGAACCCGCGACCTTTGGGTTATGAGCCCAACGGAAGATCGGGCAACAGATAGAGACATAAGGGTTTAACGACGTTACTCTTTCCTGCCTAGCCAAAAATCCACGACTTTCCGCCCAGTTTGAGCCTGTTTCCACATCGCACTTGCAAATCATGGCAAGCTGGAAGATTATTCCGTTTAGAAATTTCATGCGTCCGCCGAAAGAACCTGACGCCGACACCGCCCGCCGCCGGCGGCGCATCACAGAACAACTCCAGCGCTTCAGCGAAGACGACGTGCGGATCGTCGAAGCCTTGACGGAGCATCTTGATCAACGGTCGTCGCCTCATCAGGCTCTCGATGCGACCGGTAAGGACTCCCCCCTCGTCGCGGCGCTGATCCAGAACGTGCGCCGAATCGCCGACTGCTCCCACGCTTCCGCAGCCGGATTGAACCGCTTCCTCGAGGCGATCCTCGCGACCGAACCCCTTGGGTCGTAAAAACAAGCCTGCCGTGCTCGTGAGCCAGCGCCCGCCCGTCGTGAGCCCGTACCTGACAAGCCGAGAGGCGCTCGTCTACCTTCGCCTCAAGTCGTTGTCGGCGCTCTATCACCACATCCGCGAGAACGCGCTGCCGGTGTTACGGGCCGGCGGGGATCTGCGGTTCGACACGCGGGAACTCGATGCGTGGTTGCGCGGGACGACGGCGATCGAGATCGTGCGGACGCGGAGAAGTCATTGTTGATGCGGGTCACAGCGGCGCCCCGTCCGGCCGTCGGCCGCCGTTGCCGAATCCGCGGGCGACAAGCAACCCTGGCGCATTGCCGCACTCGAAGCCTTTGAGGTTGCCGATGTCCTCGTCAGCCAGCCGCTCGTCGCCGTCGTCATCGTTGTTGTATTGACAGGTGGCGACGGTTTCCCACACCACGTAGTCGATCGGGTGCCCGCGGCCGCTGTCGCCGAGTCCCCAGACACCGCCCGGTGCCAGGCGGTCGAGGCCATCCGTGACGCGCGCGGCCATCATGCCGGCCGTCCAATACGGATCGCACTGGTAGCAGATGCCGTCCACCTTGCCGTAGTTGGCGTTCCAGAAGTCGCTCGGCGTTTCGTGATTTTCCTGCCAGCTGATGTAGTGCGGATAGAAGTGCAGCATGATCAGGCACCGCATCCCGATCAGCGCGGCGTCGTGGTCGATCATCTGCCGGCAGACGGTGGGCGACCAGAAGTTCATCTCCCAGGCCGGCGTTTCGACCTGCATCGCGCCTTCCGACAGCAGGCGCTCAATCAGCGCATCGGGCGCGGCGAGCTCCGGCGGCGCACTGCGCTGCTTCGGGAGCGGCGGCCGGCGGAAGCGGTCGCGCAGCCGGTTCAGCGTCGGGTCGCGCGGCGCCGACTTCCCCATCGACGGCGTGTAGTACTTCGACCGCATCAAGTGATGCACGAAGAGGCCCGCCTCGCGGCAGCGCACACTCATCGCCACGTAGTCGTCTTCGCTCTGGCCGTTCGCGAAGCTGTCCTGGGGCGAGAGCGAGATGTGCGTGTAGCCGTAGTCCCGATGCATCCGCAGAATGATGTCTTCCCACTCGCGGCCGTAGCGGTCGAGAAAATACGTGAGCACACGCGACTGCGCCGGCCCGTCGGCGCCGCCCGGCACGCGCGGCAGTCCCGGCACCGTCAGCCCCCAGGCATCGCCGCGCCACCAGCGCACGTCGGCGTGCGGCGGCGGCTCTTCGCGGAGCTCGGTGTAGACCGGCAGCGGGGCGCCGGTGTCAGGGTCGACGGTGTCCGTGTCGAACGGCGGGAGCGGCGGGCGCACCACAATCACCGGCGGCGGCGGCTGCGGCGACGACAGCAGCGGCCAGGTGTGCGCGTAGCCGGTCATACGTTCGGAATCTCGTCGGTGTAGGGCAGCAGGTAGACCGGGCCGGCGTCGCCAATCGGCGCATACACCAGGCGGTCGACCTTGAGCAGGGCCGTTTCATACGGCCCCGCACTGCCCGCCGGCCGCGTCTCCAGCGTGCCATCCGGCTGCACCGAGAGCACCGTGCTGGCGCCGGCGGGATACGTCACCGTGACGCGGTCACTGTCGTCATCGAGATGGTGCACTTGATGCGGGCCGATCGCGAGCACCGCGGTGGCACCGGTAGACGTGGTGCGACTCGCCGCCGTCTTCGACTCAGACATAACGCTCCTTCTTACGGGTTCAGTTCAGAGATGGCCCGCGGCCCTTCCACGATACCCAGCCGGCCCGCGGCGGTGCGCAACCAGCCTTCAAGTCCTGACCGCTGTCCACTGATGATCGCGTCCGCGATGCCGGTCTTGACGTTGGCTGAGAGCGACTGATAGCGTGGCGACGCCAACACCTGTTGCGCCAGCTTCGCCACCTTGCCGACCGCCCACGCCTGGCCGAGCGAGCCTTTGATGGCCGCGCCGGCGACCTGCCCCGCCCCTTCCGCCATCGGCGCCAATAGCCCGCCGACTTGCCCGGTCTTCCGCAACACCGTCGCGGTCATCACCGTGTCGAGGTCTTTCCAGAACGCGAATTCGCGATTGAGCGCGGCGAGGTCTGGACGGTCGCTCTGGACGATGGAGCGGATCGCGTCCCCGCCCATCTTCTTCGCCCACTTCGCCGACTCGGTCGGGCCGATCTGGCCAAACGACGGCGTGGCATACGCGATTTCATCCCAGGCACGGCGCAGGCCGACGAGATCATCCACGCTCATATCGTTGCCGTGTGCCTGCACGATCTGCTTCAGCCCATCGATCTGTTTCACCTTCGCAGGATTCAGGGCAATCGCGATCTGCACCTGACCGCCTGGCATGGATCCAACGACTGTCGCGCTCGGAGGCAGCGCCGCCGCTTCAGCGGCCGACACGATCCGGGTCTTGACGTAGCGCGCTTTCGCGGTATCCAGCGCCGCCATCAGCCGCTGTGGCGCGTCCTGCACGGTGTCGCTGCCGTAGACCGACAGCGCCTCATCGATGGCCTCACCGGCTTGCTGTCGCGCGGCGTCGAAGACATCAACCGCACCCGCGCGTGTCCGACCGAGCGCCCCGAGCACCTCGCTGCCACGGTCCAATATCTCCGGCGTGCGCTTCTCCACGATCGCCTTAAACGGTTTCGTGGTCGGGTTGAAGAACTTGCCGACATTCACCTCAGCACTGCTCTTGAGCGTGTCCGCGATCTTAGACGCCACCATGCCGATGGTCGGCACTGCGGCAGAGACGCCAGCGGTGACGCCAGCCGCCGTGTTCGAGCCGCCTTGCGCTTTCACCAGGGCGGCGTTGCCGGCGGCGCTGACCGCCGCCTTTGGTATCAACGCCGCGAGTTTCGGGCTGAGCACTCTCGTGAGATACGGCGCCGCGAGCTCGCTCGCCTTCACACCGGCGGCTTCGACCGCGCGTGTCGGTGCAAGGAGCTCAGCGCCTTGCTCGACCAGGCCGCCGATGGTCTGGCCCGTGTTCGCGGATTCGACCTGCGATGGCTTGAGCGGGATGAACTTGGGCGACACCGCATCGACGCCGGGGATCTTGCGCAGCAGTTCGCCGCCGCGAATGCCGGAGCGAAGCAGACTCTTACCCGCGCCAACCGCGACGTCTTTCGCAAAGCCGCCGATGTTGCGGATGTTCGCGAGGAGTTGATCGCCTTCCGCCGCTGACTCTGTCTTGAGCCGCACGACAGGGTCGCCTGTCGCATCGACCTCGTTGGTCGTGCGGAACGTGGGCGCCATCGCCTGTTTTAGATCCCAGAGGTCCGCTTTCACCTCGTTGGGAATCGCGAGGTCTTTCACCTTCTGCGCGAAGTCGTCGGCGCTGGTCGCCTGTTGGAAGGCGTCCCAGACATCGGCGCGCACGGCATTAGGTGCCTGCACTTGTTGGAGTCGTTCGGCGACGGGATCACGATCAGGCATCGCTACCGCCTAAACGGATTCGTCACCACAGGCGCCACAGGCGCCGTCGTCGGGGTCGTGGCTGCTGGGACGGTCGGCACGGTGCGGCCTTCGTTCTCTAACAGATGCGTCGAGAATCCTTGGAGCCCCTTAATCTTCGCAATGAGCGAGGCGGGCGTGCCCTTCTCGTTTAACATCGCGTTGATCTTGGCGGCTCCCTCCGCGCTCCGCATCCCATGCACGCCCATGTTCGCCAGCGAATACGATTCGATCGCGCCGGCGAGTTCGGAAAATTCAGGTGGCGGATTGCCGAGGAAATCTCGCAAGGTGTTGAATCGTCCCATCGCCGGTCCCAGCGTCGCCGCAACGGCGGGATCGGACAGTTTCGCGATGATGTCGTTGCCGGTTTGGTTGACCGCCGTGGCGCTCGCGAGCCGATTCGCGAGCGTCCCGCTCAGTGGCTTGTTGTAGGTCTGCCCTTTCACCTCGCTCTTTGGCTTCCACTCGATGACGGTATTCCCGTTCGCGTCTTGATGCTCGACCTTGACCAGCGCATTCCCTGCCGCGTCTTCCATGGCCTTGTTGTGGCGCGCAGTTTCTGCTTGCGCCGCCTGTTCCCGGCCGGCCGTCATGGTGCTGATTTCTTCCAGCCGCTGGTTATGGCGCGCGGTTTCGTTGTGGAGTTTTGTTTCTGGGAGATCGGCGAGGGCGGCCCTAGCGGCGTCTCGCACGGGCGGCGGCTGTTTGGGATCGTTCGCGGTGGCAGCCAGTGAGGCTGCCGTGGGCGTTTCCTTTTTCTCTGGGGCGGTGAACACTGCGCCGAGTTCCGGATGCGCCTTCTTGATGACAGAGGCCCCCGCCGGGACGTTCTCCGTCTCGGATTCCGCCTTCCCGGCGGCGGTCCCGGTCATTAGCATCTGCGTGAACTGCTTGATGCGCGCCGGGTCCGTTTCAGCCAATATGCTGTTCGCCTGCTCCGGCGGAATCAACGCGCCGCCGGGTCGCTTGGGATTCGCATACACGGTGACGAGGAGATGCAAGTCGCCAGGGCTATAGCCACCGGCTGCCACCTTCTGCGCCCCGACGCCCATGTCTTCAAGGTCGCGACGTTTATCGGCGTCCTTGCGCTGTTGCGCCTTATCGGCCGCCTCACTCAGATGATCTGTGAGCTCCGCGATCTGCGGGAGTTGATGGCCATGTCCTGCCGCTTGCGCCCGCTCCAGCAGCGCCTTTTGATTCGGGCGGCCGGTCTCCGGATCGATCACACTCGGGTCATTCAGGAGCGTGCCGAGATAATCCCGGTCCGCTTGCTGTCGCTTCGCCTCATCCAGCTTCAACCCACCGAGTTGTAAATCCTGCTGGCCGACCTGCAGCTGCTGCTGCTGGATCTGCTGCTTCAGCCGGTCCTGCTCGAGCGCCCGCTGCTGCTGCATCGCCTGCCCTGGAATCGAGGACAGATTGCGGATTAAGTCCGCGTAGATGTTGCCGCGTTGCAGCGTGCCGGCGGCGGCAGCGTTGCCCTTCGCCATCAAGATTTCGGCTATCGACGCCATGATTTATGACCCCGCCGGTCGGCCGGCGATCAGCGCATTGATCGCGCGCTGCGCGACGGCGTTGTTCTGATTGAAGAAATCTTGCACGCCCGTCCGGTTGATCTGGTAATTCTGCAGATACTCGTTTAGTTGCCGCGCCTGATCGTTCAGGTATTGCGTGTATTGATTCTGGTAGGTCGTCTGCGACGGCCCGAGTTGATTGCTCAGATACTCGTTTTCGTTCTGCTGCCGGCCGGCGAGCGCGTTATTCACGCCGCCCTGGAAGACGTTATAGTTCGTGTTGTAAGCCGCGAGCGCGTTGTTGAAGGAGCCCTGCCCTTCGTTGAAGTTCTGTTGTCGGGCGCCGAGGTCGAGCCCCGCCTGCGTCGCATACTGCCCGAAGTTTTGCTGCTGCCCCGCGAGCGCCTGGTTGAACTGCTGCCCTTGTTCGGCGACGTTCTGCCCGCGCGTCTGTAGCGACTGGTTGAACAGATTGTGGTATTCGTTGCTGGCGTAGTCCTGCGCCGCGCGTCCGAGCTCCAGCTGCGTGCCGCCGCTCAGAATGGACCCGCGGGCGGCGGCACTGCGTTCGCGCGCCTGCTGGTCGAGCGCGAGCCGTGATTGAAAGCCCGGACTGTTCTGCAGGTCCGCGGCCGACGGCGCATAGAAAGACGACCACGGATTCGGCGCCACGTTACTCCCCGCCGGGAGGTTGACGACTTCTGGCCCCTGTTCGCCGACGACGGCGTTGCCGCCGCTGAAATCCTGCACGCCGGTGGCGAAGTGCGGCAGCGTCGCCGGATTGAAGGTGTTCCCCGTGCGCAGCGCGTCCGAAATCGCCGGCGGCGTGAATTGGCCGCCGGTCCACTGCCGCAGCGCATAGGGCGTATTCAGCGCGGGATCCCGCGCGGGCGCGTTGAAGTCCCCACCCTGCCACGTCGCGGGCGTATACGGCGTCTGCAGGTTCCCCGGCACCGGCGGCGGCGTGTAGTTGCCGCCGGTCCACGGCTGCGACTGATACGGCGAGGTCGGCACGCCATAGGCGGTCAGCGTGTTAGGAGGGGCGCCGCCCCCCGTGCCCAAGGGGCCGCTGGTGCCGGTGCCGCCGCCGCTATCCTGAAACTTCTGCACCGTGCCGTTGCGGACACCCGCCGCGCCATCGCCGCGATTGATGCGATCAGCCCAGTAGGCCCACGCCGAGTCGGCGCCATTCGGGTCGCTGCTGATCTTCTGGAACCAGTAGTTCGGGTCGTCCGTGCTCCCAGCATCGCTCAGTTGCTTTTTGATGCGCGACATCAAGTCGCCCCCGCCGGCGCTGCCCGTCGAACCTGCGTGCGCCTGCGCTTCGCCGCTGCCTTTGATCTGCGACTCGATGCCGGCTAGATCTGTGGCGCCATATTTCCCGCTCATCCAGTTCTGGTATTCGTCCTGCGTGGCGGGCCGTCCCAGATACTGCTGATACAGCGCGTTGATCTGGTCGAAGCTCGCGCTGTTACTCGTGGGCGGCGGGGCATTCTGATCGAACCAGTTCGGATCAGCGGTGGTCGCGGCGGGATCGTTGGTGTCGCCGACCGTTGGATTGAGCGCCATTTACGCGGCTCCCATCGTCGTGTAGCGGTTGCCCACGACTGTTGCGCCTTGATCAAGATAGTGCTGCACTTGGGCGGTCGGCACGTCCTGCTCCGTGCCGTCAGGGGCGCGCAGGCGCGTGGTAGCGGGCTGCGTCGTGCCGCCTGGGGGCCGAACCGGCGGCACCACGTCGGCGGCTGGACCGCTGCCTTGCATCGGCGCCGGCGGCGCGACGCTCGAGCGCGCCGGGAAGCCGCCCGAGGCACTCGGCTGCGCCATGTATTGCGCTTCGCGATAGTTGGCGTCGTCGCCCGCCGCCTTGTAGGGCGCGAGCCGGCCGAGATAGTCGCCGTATTGGTTGCGGTTGTAGGTCTGTTCTTCCCTCGTGGCGGCGATAGCTTCATCGAACTGCTTCTGCTGCTGCGCGAGGGCGTCGGCGCTCGCACCCGCCTGCTTGTTGGCGGCGTAGATATTGCCGAAGATATTGGCGAGCGCGGGAATCGTGGTGTCCTTCCCGAGCAGTTTGGTCAGCCACGAGCTCGCGCCGCCACCCCCGCCGCTGTTCGCCGCGATGTCTGCGAGAGTGTTCCCTGCGGCGCCGACGTTGGGAATGGCACTGCCGCTCGCGAACAAGTCCTCGACCGTTGTCGCGGCGGCGGCCGGCACGGCTCCCGCGCCGCCCGCCCCAGCCCCCTCCACGGCTGGTCCGAGGAATTCGGTCGATCCCCAGCCCCCCGTCGCGGCTGTTCCACCAGCGCCGCCGCCCGTGGCTGCACCGCCGCCGCCCAAGGCGGCGCCAATCGCCGGCGCCGCGATCCCGGCGCCGACGCCGCCCGCCGCGGCCACGCCGATCACGTTCGCCCAATTCGTCGGGTTCTCCCACTGGCCCGTGGTCCAGTTCCACTTCATGCCCTGATGGAAAAAACCGCTGTCCTGGCCGGCGCGGTCGCCCGATTGCGTGCCCGACCCCGTGAACGTCCCTCCCGCGTCGAACCATTCGCGGGGGTAGAACGTTTTCTGGCCGCGAATCATGCGCCAGTAGCGGCCGGATGCGTCCTTGTTAAAGTCGCTCAGGCTCAGGGGATGGCCCAGACCGGCGAGCCCTTCCGTCGTCAGGGGCGTCAGCCCCCACGGTTCAGTGGTCGTTGCCATCAGCGGCGCTCGCTGTCGTCACGGGTGTAAAAGGCCATTGCGGCTCCTAGTCCTGCGCGAGGTAGCTGGCGGTGAGGATAAACGTGCTGGTATTCGCGAGGTTCGCCGGCGTCAAAAACACGGGGGCCGTCGCGCCGCCGGCCGGCACGCCCTGCAGATAGATGAAGTTCGTGCTCGGCTGGATGAAGCCACTGATCGACGCCCAACTCCCAGGTAAGGAAAAATAGGCCACCCCCACGCTCCAGGCTGGGGCGTTGGCCGTGTGCGCCTCGGCCTGAAACGGCAACCCCTGAACGATCACCGTGCCCGTCACGGTTCCCAACACCGTCAACGCGACTGTCGCCGTGGCGAACACCAGGCGGCCGACTTTTCCATACCGTCCCGCCTGAGTGCTATACGTTTGCCCTGACGTGCCCGTTGATCCTCCCAAGACCGGCGCCCACTCGCCTTCACTGTAGAGATTCGTAAAGTACTGCTGCCAGAGCGGCGACAACACGAGGCCCGCCGCGCCGGTCAGGGCTGTCGTTAAGGGCGGGATCGGCTTCGTCATTTACAGTTGTCCCGTCCCTGGTGTGACCCTGATCCAGAGTCCCGGTCCCCACACGCACGGCCGGATGGCATGCTGACGCACCGACAGGACGAGGCGATCCGCCCGATAGCGGCCCAGTTGAAACCATTGGGCGACCGCCTGGCCGTCCATCTGCCCGCCGACCGCTGCCGGGATCGGTGGCCCCTGTGTCCGCAGGTTATCGCCACTGATCAGCAGTTCTGGGACGGGGACCGGGAGGCCGTCCGCGATCGACTCGAGGCCTAGTTCGAGTTGCTGAAGAAAGATCCATTGATTCTCGACACCCAGGTATGGGGCGATGCGTTGCCGCAAGATCGTATTCGTCACGCCCGCGCTGGCCGTCTGATCGGTCAGAGTCGCCGCGTCTAATCCACAGAGAAACGGCGTGTCACGCTGGCCCACCAGCACGAGCGGGCGCTGCCCGGTGTTCTGCGTGAGGCCGCAGACGCCGCGGGCTTGCCACGTCTCCAGCCCAAACGTCCCAGATCCTGGGGCGGTTTCGATGAAATTCCCGCGATTGTGCCAGGCCTCCTCCGTCACGTCATACGACCACGTGACCTTATAGGAGGGCCAGGTCCAACAGATAAAGACATGCCCGCGTTCCGTATAGGCGAGCGCCTCGGCTTCGTCGGGATACACCGCCTGCGAAATATTCGCACTCACGCCGGCTGTGGAAATGGCGCGGACCTGCAATCCCGTCGCGGCAAAAATTTGACTCAGCCCGAAGTCTTTCGTGGCGCCGACCCAAAAGACGGTATCAGCAATAGAAATGATGCTGGCATAGCTGGTGGTGCCTTCGTTGATGACGGAGCCTGGCATAGGGAGAAAGGGGGTCGTGGCGTCGCCGCTGTCGATGAACAGTTCCGTCGTCTTGGTGCCAATCACCCAGATCCGCCGATTATTCACCGCAAAGCCGGTAATGTTGTCGGACGTCGAGGAGCGGGTAAAGAAATCTGTCGCGGACCAGACGAGGCCGTTTTCGAGATTCGAGAACCACATCTTTGGCGTGTTCACTTCATTGGCGAGGAAATACCCATCCATGTAGCCGACCATGCGAGGCACAAAAGGCAAGGGCACCACGGTCCATGCGGCGGTGACCAGATCGAAGATATACAGCACCCCCGCCGAACACACGGCGAGTTGATTGCCGCCCGCACCATTCGATGCAAAGGTCACGGGCCGCTGGGCGGGGGAGGCGGCGACCGGATGAATATTGATCACCGACGCCAGGGGACCGGGGATCACTTCATAGAACGACGCCCCATTCACGCCGAAGATCCGCCCATCTTGCGAAAAGAGACCCCGGCAGGTCACCTCGGGCAGGACGAGCGGGGCGCTGGTCGAGGGATAGGCGCCCTGTCCCGGCGTGCCATAGAAGAAGGCTTTTTTGGGATCGTTCGCGGTGCGCGTCGTTTCCAGATAGATGTTAAAGCACGCATCGCACGCCTGGCTGAACGACTGCGCGGGATTAGCGGGTCCGACAAAATTCGGCCACAGCGGCATCAGCACATCCCTGACGGATCGGTCACGGGCGCGAGCGGTGGCAGGGGTGAGGTCACATCGACATCCGTGCCCACCAGCGCCTGCGCCGTCGTCCGCGCCGCGAGATTCGCATTAAGCCGATCCAGCAGCGCCCGCGCCGCGTGCCGTAGCACGATCGGGTCAAACGGCACCCCGTTCATGCGGATGATGTCTGGCACATCCGCCAGGCCGACGCCACGGGCCACGATAATGATCTGGAGCCCGCTTGTCTCGAGCTCGCTCTTGACTGAATCGACGCGCACGCTGGTATACATAGCTCACCGTTGGATGCGCTGCGCCCAGTCGAGAAAGACGACGACATCGCCGACCGTGCGTAAGCCGTGGTCGATGCCGAGAAAGCGGGCGGCATAATGCAGGACCGCCTGCACCTTGCCGGCGTCCTCCAGATCGAAGTCGTCGGCGAACTGCGCCACCGGCAGGCCGATCACGGAAAACGACCGATGCACCGCGCGCCGAATCGCCGGGTCGATCACCCAGTCATCCTCCGGCACGGCGTCCGGATCGTCGCCGCCCCAGGCCAGCAGGATGGCGCCGAGCCAGCGGCAGAACCGCCGCCACTGCAGCACCAGGGCCGTCATGCGCCGGCTCCCAAGGCCGCGAGCCGATGCACCACGGCGGCGCCGCCGACGGTGGTCGCGGCGCCCCAGGTGATGAAGCTGTTGCTCGCCTTCTGCGATTGAAAGCTGGCGATGTTGTAATCGAGGCTGCGCGCCACGTTCGAGACGCGCGCCTCGTCAATGTCGCCGTTGAAGTTGGCCCACTGGAACGGGCCGCCACTCGTCTCGAGTTCGATACCGATAGAGGTCGTGTCGAGCCCGCTCGGCGTCACACCAGACCCAAGGAACGACGTATTCGGACTGACCGACACGCCGTCGAAGTGCAGCGCGAGGCTGGTGCTGTTGGTAAACACCGCCGCAATGTGGTGCCAGTTCGTATCGACCGTCACCGCAAAGTAGTTAAATTTGTTCGTGCCAGCGCCCGCAATATCGTTCTCGAGCACCATGATGTAGGTGACATGGTCGGTCGAGAAGCGCCAATAACAGACCCAGAACGCTTCTTGTCCGGAGTTTTTCGACAGCGACACCATGATGCGCTGTTCACTGTCTGTCGTGATCAGGTCGGTGAGCTTGGCCCAACATTCGAGCGTCAGTGGAAACGTCGTCGTCGCCGCCGCCGCGACGCTGAGATATTTCGCGTTCGGGTTGGCCGTCCGCACAAAATGCGCGCCGCCGGCGATGTCGCCCGTGGTCGCGGTGACGCTGTTGGTGTTCGTGAGGTTCGCGGGCGTGGACGTGCTGCCCGTCAGCGTCAGCGTCGAGCCGTCGCCGAGATGATAGACGTTGGTGTAGCCGGTGTTCCACGCCGCCGTTTTACCAAACGCGCCGCCGTTCGGGTCGGTGGTGATCGTCGCGTCGCCGTAGAACATATAGAGCACGACCGCCGACGCGCGCGTCAGTGTTGGGATTTTCACCCACGCCTCGAGCTTCCCGTTCACACCGTCATACAGCACGCGCTCAGCCGGATAGCGAGTCGTCTGCGCCACGCTGTCAAAGAAGGCGATATCGAAGCCGTCGGGCCTGATGACCCCGCCGTTGCTGGTGTCCTTGAGGTCCGCGTCGGCCGCCTGCGGCCCGTAGCCGAGGCCGATACAGAGCGGCCAGTCCACCGGGTCGCTGCTCATGCTGATCGCATTGCTCGCCAGCGTCAGTTGCTTGTATTTCGCGAACGCCATGATCAGGCGCCCTTGTAGCCGGCGATCGACACCTTCGTGCTGGCGCTCGTCGTCACGTTCTGCACAAAGATGGCGGTCGCGGTCGTCGGTTGTCGCAGCGGTGTGGGAAATGTCACGACCGCGCCGCCTTGTGCCGCGGCGGCCGGCACCACCCACAGCGTCGTGCCGCTGCTGCCATCCTGAATCAGCACATCGGTCGGATGGGTCGCATCGGAGTTCGACACCGTGATCGTCGTGATGTAGTTCCGCAATCCGGCGGCCGGCGCGGCGACGCAGGTGGTCGAGGTGGTGGCCGTCATCTGGCCGGCGGTGACACCGGAGACAAAATTCTCCGGATTCGCATAGGGTAGGACGATCAGCTTCCCGACCAGATCCGCGACGAGTTGCACCATGCGCCCGGTCGTGACCGCGCTGTTCTCGGCGCTGACCGCCTGCGCGCCGTTGTTGATCGGATTCGACCCAATCGCAACATTGTTCGCGACGTTGCCGCCGACCGCGAGGGTCCCGTTCACGCCGGCCGTCGCGGTCGTCTGACCGCCGACCTGCGCCAGGTTCACCGACTGGTTCGCCGGCAGCGCCACACTGTCGGGCGTCACCAGCAGCTTTGTCATGCTGGCGGCGCCCTGCACGGTGACGACGCCGCCGGCCGGCGTGCCGGCGACGCCCGCGCCGATCACGGTCGCATTGAGGGAGGCGGCGACGGCCTGGGCGACATTGACCAGGCCCGTGCCATCCGTGGGGAGCTCGACGCGCAGCGCCCCGGTGGCGACGCCGTGGCCGGTGACCGGCTGCGTCCCGTTCCAGTCCACCGACAGCGACGCCGCATTGTCATCGACATGGACGACGTTGCTGATGGTGCTGACCGTGCCCGAGTCCACGATCACATGGCCGATGACGTTGGTGCCGGCGTTGAGGCCGACCACGCCGGTGCCATCGGTCGGGAGTTCGACGCGCAGCGCGCTCGCCGCCGTGCCGTGGCCGGTGACCGCCGCCGTGCCGCTCCAATTAACCCCGACTCCATCGGGGACCGACACATACAGCTGGCCCTTGTTCGTGGCATTCAACGCGATGTTGTCGCCATCGGCACTGACCTGCGACGTGGTCAGGATGTCCTGGCGCCGCGCCATCAGCATGTTGCCGATCGGGTCCGCGAGGGCTGGCACGTCTTCGGTGGCTTGCGTGCCGCCGCTGACACTGACCGCGGTGCCGGCGGCGTCCAGCAGCGTCACGTAGGCGGCGCCGAAGTTGGTGCCGCGCTGCGCGATGTTGTCGCCGTTGGTCGTGACCGTGGCGGCCGGCGTATCGGCGCGCACAAGGATCAGGGCCGTGCCGGTCGGGTCGCCGGCCGCCGGCGCATCCTCCGTGTATTGCGTGCCGCCGCCGATCGACGCCGAGTTGTCGACGTTGACGTGTAAGCGGTGGTTCACCGAATCCCAGACATCCGCGGTGATCTTGTCCAGGCCGCGCAGATGGCTGTTGACGGTGCCGGGGTTATCCCCGACCACCGCGGGGTCGGTGGTGCTGCCGGTGGCCGCATCCGCCCCGTCGGCGATCGATACCGCGCCGCCGCCGCTGCCGCCGCCGGCCGCCGCCGCCCCACCCGTCGCCGCCTCCACCGCATTGAGGGTGACGACCGCCTGGCCGCTCGTCCAGGCCGACATCCGGACCTGCATCGACACCAGCGGCGCCGCCGCCTGCCACAGCCCGTTCACGGTGGTTTGCACCACCGACACGGTGCCAGCGATCGGCGTGGCACTGAGCGCGGTGAACGTCACGCCATCGATGCTGCCTTCGAACTGCACCGTGCCGGCCCAGGTGCCGGTGATCTGGATGCCGAACCCCGCCAGGCCAGGCGGCGTCAGGCGCACCGTGGCGCCGACCGCGGCGAGGAGGCCGACGTTTTGTGCGGAGGGCGCCATCAGATTTGGTAGAGCGCCACGAGCAGCGTCGCCGTGGTCGACGTCGCGTTGATGCGGCGCACGCCGATCGGCAGGACGGTGCCGACCGGCGGCGCCGTAAAGACACAGGTGCTGTTATCCGCCATCACCGCGACGAGATTGCCGGCGCCGCCGACGTAGATGCCGTCCGTCAGTTGCTGCGTCTGCTGATAGCGGACCAGATCGACGGTGTCCGACGTCGTAATCGGGATGAATTTATTGAGCGGGCCGCGCGTCAGTAGGCTCATTTAGTAATTCCCTGTGTGATATTTCATGGCCGCTTCAAGAAACCCAGGTTTGTCAAAAGCCGCCATGAGGGTATTGCAGCTATTACATAACAGACCTCGAACCTTCCCGGTCTGATGGCAATGATCAATACATGGCCGATAGAGCTGCACATCACACACAGCACAGAGTCCAGATTGTTCAATCATCATGCGATCAAAATCATGCCGCCGGATGCGATACATCGTCCACAGTGAATCGTCGTAGCTGTCGCGCGTGTATTTCCCTTTCTTCTCGGCTGTAATTCCACGCTGACATTCACGGCAATACCAATGCAATCCGTCGACGGATGACCGATTCAGCGCGAACTGGAGACGCTCTCTCATCTGGTTGCAGCGGCTGCATCGTTTGGACTCTGGTAATTTGTCAACGTTGAATTTGCTCTTGTTTTTCGCGTAATAGCGCGCCTGTTCTTTGCGATTGCAGATCCTACATGTCCGACCTAGCCCATTTATGTGCTGTGCCGATTTAAAAAAGTCCGTCAACGGTTTGAGCGTATTGCACGACGTGCATTGTTGAGTGTCCATCCACAAACAATATCCAGCCTACAACATAAAATTCAGTAATTGCCGGTTTGGATGTTGTAGCCGCGTCTCCCGCTCGGGCCGAACGCGGTGGCGAAATCATTCGACAGATCACTCAGCCGCAGATTCGACCGGAAGATGTTCGCGAACGTCTCGTGGGCTAGGATGGCGTCTTCCGCCGGCATGTCCCGCCCATACGGGCCGGCGAGACGGCGCTCGAGGTTGTAGACGATCGCCTCGTCGTAGCCGTCGGGAAAGGTATAGACCGTGGTGCTGAGATCGGCGAAAGGACCGACGCCTTGTTCCACGTAGAGCCCCAGCCCGTTCACATTGTTATCGGGGACGGGCCACAAATACAGCCGACCGAGCCCGACCTGCGGGCTGTAGTAGATCGCCGTTGGCTGACTCCCCGGCAAGGTCTTGATGGCGATGGCCCGATACATATCGTCGGTCAAGATCGCGAGCGGTATCTCAACCGTCGAGGTGTTCAGGATGAGTGTCGCCCCCATGAGCCGATTCTGATTCGAGAGGGAGAGCGGAATATCCCCGCCGATGCCCACAGAATAGTCGGTGTTGGGGCCGCCCTTCCCAGCAATCAGGGGAAAGCCGTGGCCGATCGTGGCGTAGGATGTGAATTGCTGCGCCCACGTCCCCATCATCAGATTCAGTATGGCGAGCGCCTGCGTCGTCTGCGCCGCCGGCAGCGTCGCACCAGGCTGGAAGACGTTGAGGCGTTCGAATGCTTGCGTAATATACGAAAGCGCCGTGCCGCTCATCGCGTCACGCCGGCTGACAGCGCGCCCGCACCAGGCGTAGCACCGCCGTCAGCGCCTCGAGCTCGCTGCCAATGCCGCTGGCGACTGTGGGCCACGGCGGTGGATTCTCCGGATAGGGGATCGCACTCCAGTTCCCGCGATCCGGCAGTGCATTCAGCGCCGGCAGCGATTTCACGATGACGGTCGGGCGCGTGGGATGGTAGACCCACGAGGGGAAGCCGTCAGGGGCCGGCATGGCTCACTCCCTCCCGCGATGGTTGCGGGTCTTCGGCTCCGCGGGCTCCTCGACCTCCGCGTGCTTGCGATGGCCGTGCTCTTTCTCCGCGTGTTCCTTCTCCGCGTCCGGCTCACTCGGCACCGTCGCCAGGAGCGCCGCCGGCGGTTCCGGCAAGCGCTGCGTCAAGAGCGCCAGGATCGCCAAGAGCGCCGCGAGCGGCGTCCCCGGCAGGTCGATGTCCGGCCGCTGCGGCGGATTCTGGGGCGACGGCGTCGTGCCCCAGGTGCCGGTCAAGGAGCTGAAGGCCTCGAGGCTGCGGACGATCACTGCGGGTTCGGTGCGCGAATACACCCAGGACGGATAGCCATTCGGTGCAGCCATTACTTCTCCTTCGGTTTCGGTTGCGCCCATGACGCCAGGCCGCTTTTCGGCGGGATCGGCGTCACCGGCACGGACGGCATGTGGCCGGAATAGTCGGCTTCGGCGGCGCGCACTTCCGCGGCCGCTTTCTCGCTCAGCTTGTACTTGATCTCGTGCTCGCGTTCGGCCGCCAGCTTCGCGAATTCGAGCGCCTGCATTTCGTGCGCGTCGATCGCCTCGATCGGCGTCGGCCGGAAGCCGCGCCCGCGGAGGGCGTCGGCCTGGAGCTCGTCGTCGGCGATCTGCGACTCCATCGGCGCGGTCGTGCTCGGCGACAGCGCGCGATACAGCATCATCGGGTATTCACGAAAGACCCACGGACGCTCACCGGGTCCGAGCTCGGAGGGGTGCGCCTCCCACTTGCGGCGCTCTTTCGCGAACGCACTTTCTGGCGAATGTAAAATTGGCACGGTGTTTTACCTTTGAGCGCCTGCCTCAATTAGCGCAGGCGCTCGTTGAGTTCTCTCAACTACGTGACGACCACACCCGTCGCACTGACCACGTTCCACAGGCCGTTCTCGGCGATGAGCGTGATCGTGGCGCCCTTGAACGCCGCGAACGTCGCGGTGGTATGCGGCGACCCCGTCACGGCATCGGCGATCAGCGTCGTCGCCGTCACGACATGCGCGAACGCCGTCTGTGAGGTGATCACCACCCGCGTGCCGTTCAGCGACAGTGAGGGCGCGGCCAGCGTCAGCGCCGCCGCGGAGCCTTTGTTGATGTTGTAGACGACCGGCCCCAGCGGCTGCGGAATCGCGCCATCCGCGCCCAGCGTCACCGGGTTATCGATCGCCGGGTCGATCAACACCAACTGCCCCGGCGCAATCTGGCCGAAGTCGTTCGGGTTGCTCGAGGTGATGACCGGCGCGAGGACATCGTGCGCGGCGGCCACCGTGCCTTCGCTGCCACGGCAGCGCACGGTGATCGTGTTCGTCGCCGGCACGCCGGTGAGAAACATCAACTCGCCGTCGATCTGGATGGCTTGCGGCGGCTGCGCGTTCTGGGTGCCGACGGTCGGAAAGCCGGTGCTGGTGCTGGTGACGCCGAACGTCGTCACCGACGCCGTGATGGCTGACGTGAGAGTGGTTTGTGTGAGTGCCATGATTGAATCCCTCGTATCACTCAGGAGCTAACTCCAAAGACGAAGCGCGAAATAAGGCAACACCGACGCCACGCCCCCGATCGAGTCGATGCGTGACGGTTGCTGATCGGTCTGGATGTTGTACTGCTCCACCCACCGCAGGCTCACGCCGGTTTCCTTATCGTTCTTCCGTGCGGCGTTCGCCCCTGGCAGCTTCGACGGCAGATCGACCATCACGAATGCGAAGGCGGCGGGGTTGAAGAGCAGCGACTGCTTGCTGCTCTGCGTCGCCATCGTGCCGGCGACGGCGCCCGTGGCGCCGACGAACAGGATGCTGGCGTTGTTCGCGGGCGAGGCGGTCACGGTCTGCAGCGCGCCGCTGGTGATGATCGGCGGGCTGATCGTCAGCGTCGCGGTGCTGGTGCCCGAGACATCCGCGACGAGCACGAACTGCTGCAGGTCGCCCGTGTCGATGTAGGACACCGGGTTCACCGCGTTCACGCCGGCAATCGTGAACACGTCGCCGGCCTTCAAGGCGTAGGTGCCCCAACCGCTGGTCGTGACCGTCGATCCGGTCTGGCCTGCGCTGTTCACCAGCGGCGTGCTCGCCGTGAACGTGCCGGTCGTGTGCGTCGGGACGTTCGGATCCCAATACCACTCATCGATGCCCATCGCCGCGCCGGAGAACTGGCCGGTCTTCCAATAGGTGGTGATCTGATTCTGGGGATTGAACTGCGTGAACGCGGTTTTCAGAATCGCGCTCTGCGATTTCGGGTCGAGCACCGCGCAGAATTCGTCGGGGACGCCAACGTTGCGCAGCTTCGCGACCGCATCGGTATACGTGCCTTCCGCCGAGATCGGCGTGCCCGGTGAGCCTGCGGAGTAGTAGACCGACTTGTAGACTTCCGCGCCCGCGACCACGTCCCACTTGTTCGCCTGCGCGGCACCCGCGGGCTTCGTATACCGCTCCTGCACTTCTTCGACGAGCAGGCGGTCATCGGCGCTCGACCACCCCATGCCGACCTGGAACTGATGGTTGACCGTGATCGGGACGGTCTGATTGAAAATCGCCTGCTGCACGAGCGCCTGGCCTTCGGTCACGACGAAGCGCTGTTGAATGCGCGCCTGCACCGTGTAGCCGATTTTTGCGCCGCCGGGATCGTTCTCCCACGTGCGGTCCCACGAGCGGTCGAACTGCCCGATTAACTTGAGATTGTTCTTGAAATTGACGGCGACGTCGGTAGTAACCCAACTTGGACTGATAAACGTATTCAAGCTGCACCCGCCCTTACAGCGGGGCGCGAACGGCTAGGCCCGACGACGACCGTTGCGGTAGTAGAACTGTTCGTGCGCCGCAAGCGAGGCGTCATCACCCGGCGGTTCGTCACCACCGCGCATCGGACCAGTCCGCACCGGATTAGGCGGGCGTGGGACCTGAGATGTCATCACGGGCGCAGTAGCCGATCCGGTGCCGGCAGCTACACTGCGCGTGGAGGGAGACGGCGCAGCGAGGTGCTGCGAAATGAGCGCGAGCGTTTCGAGTTGATCGAGCGGCGACTGCGCGAGCACGCGCGGGAGCTCGCCGGGGAATTTTTGGAAGTAGTAGAGGACGTCGGCGCCGGTGCGGTGTTCCCAGACCCAGCGGTCGATCAGCGAGCCCTGCGGAATCGCGGAGGGCGCATTGAGCGCGACGTCGTTGAAATCGGGATACCGTTCCTGCGCGCTTGCCACTTTTTGTTGGAACGTCTGCGCGAACTGGCGCTCGGCCTGCTGCTGCTGGACCTGCTGTTCGCGGCGCCGGTAGGTCCAGTCGGCCATCGCTTCTGCGTGACGCTCGACGGCCAGGTTGTAGTCCTCGTCGGGCTTCAACTGGTCGATGAAGCCCTGGAGCCTAGGCGCCTGCGTCGATGCCGGCGTGGGGGGCGCGGCGGGCCGCGGGGCGGGTGCGGGCGCCGGGGCGGCGCGGCGCAGCGACTCGAGTTCGGCTTCGCGCTCGCGCAGGCGCTTCGTTAGTTCGTTGATGCGGGGCGCGTCGGCCGGCGTGGCGGCGTGGCTTTTCGCGCGCTTGCCGGACTTGAAGCGGCCCTGCTCATCGCGCTCGCCCGCCGCCGGCTCGGCGCCGTCTGCGCTTGAGGTCGCGGACGGCTCTGGAGCGTCGGCGGCGGGCGCGTCACGGTCGTTTCGGGCTTGCGCTGAGAATTGAGCCTCGTGGTCCGAGAGGGACAGTTCGGCCGGTTCGGCGGGGGGACTGCCGGCGTCAGCGCTGGGAACCGGGAGCTCGTCGGCCACGGATGGCCTGTAGTCTGCGCCCAGCGCGGCGGTAGTGTCAAGAATTTGACGGTGTCAAAATTTTGACGGTGCGCTACTTGGTGCTGTCGTCTGAATGGAGTTGGGAGGCGGCGGCGCCGGCGGCGAGCGGCGGCAGCAGGCCGTATTTGCGGAGGATCTCGATCAGTTTGTCATCGTGGACGACGTAGTTGCGCGTGCCGGGGTCCGCGATCTTTTGCTGCGCCCACGTCTCGGCCGCTTCGCGCGTCGCGTGCGGGGCGCTGGTCGTAAAGTATTGCTCCCCGTTCGCGCGGTTTAGGCGAATCTTGCTCTGCCAGCCCTCTGGCCCCTTGAAGACGTCGATCAATTCACCACCGGTCGTGCTGCGGGAGGCTTGATCCAGATACTTCACCCCTGGCACGCCGCGTTCCTTGAGCCAGTCAGCGGCGAACTGCGCATCTGGCCCCAGTTCCCGATAAAGTTCCGCGCCGGTGCGCGGCCTCGTGGGATCGTTCGCGGCCCATCGCTTCGCGACTAATTCTTGCACGGCGGCAGGTTGCTCACTTATTGGCTTGTCCCAATCTAAAAACTGCGCTGGATCAGCCTTGATATTCACTTCATATGTTTTGCCGCTAGGTTTTAATTGCGCGGGGTCCAAGGCGGCGAGCGCATCAGCCGCCCGGTCATACATGGCATCAGACCCGTAGCCGGACTCATACTTCCGCATAAACTCCGCGTGGTCGCGCAATTCTTTGATGCGACGCGGCAGAGCCTCCGTCATCGACTCACCGCTCCGCACGTTACCAGACAGAAAATCTAGATCGCGGCCGAGGCTTGACCGTGGGTCAACCGGCTGTCCTTGATATTCAAAGCCCTTCGAGAGTGCCTGTTTGTAGCACTTTGCCACTCCCTCGTTCTCCGCGAAATACAGCCCATGCCCATACGCCTGCGCGCCTTCGCCCGTGCCGACCTTGCCCAGATCGAACCGCTCGAAGTCGTGCGGCGAGCCGTGATAGGCGCGGATGCCTTGCGCTGCACTCTCTGCGCCCTCCGCGGCGCGTTCGCCCGTCGCCAGCGCCTTCAGCGCCTTGCCAGGTATGAACGGCGCGGCCGCCGCCAACAGGGCGCCCGCATTCGTCCACGTCGGACCTGCCGGCCCCTGATCACCAAGGCCTGTGACGCCACGGAATAGGTCCATGCCGCGTTCCAGATACGGCGCGAGAAACGCTAACGGCGGCGTCTGCGCCGCCGCCTGCCCATACTGATTCGGCTGCACGACCGCGTTGCCCTGCGCGTCCTTCTCGTTGTCGCCCTGGAACACCGGCCGCACGACCGCCTCGCCCTGCGGATCTTTCTCGTTGCTGCTCTGGAACAGCGCGTGGACCTGACCTTGCTGCTGCACCAGCAGCTGCGCGCCGAGCTCGGCGTCGTCCCACTCGCTATACGCCTCGGGATTCTGTTCCTTCATCCGCCGGCCGATCGCGGCGGCGAGGTCGGCCATGTCCATCGCAGGCATGTTTATGGTTCCTGATTTCTGCGGCTCGGCACCACCTGCCCGATCATCGCGTTCTGTCCGCGCCTCGCCTGTTCTTCGAGTGCGACCTTGAGATTTCTAGCCACATCTGGTCCCGACGTTGACCGCAGACGCCAGATTTCGTTAGCAAGTCCAGCGTCAGATAAGGTCCGCGCCGTATTGCGATACGCATCGTAGCCAGTGGCTTGGTTGATGCGGCCTATTTCAGTGAGTGCGTCTCGGAGTTCACCACCACCTTCGTTAGCTCGTTGTGCAACGCGAATGGCCTGGGCGGCTTCTTCTGCCGCGCGTTCACCACTCGCCGCCGCCTTCACAGCCGAAAGTCCTTTGGGTGCAAACGGCAGCACCGCCGCGAGCAGTTGGCCGGCGTTCGTCCACGTCGGACCCGCCGGCCCCTGATCCCCAATGCCCGTGGCGCCCCGCAAGAGGTCCATACCACGTTCTAGATAGGGCGCGAGAAACGCTAAAGGCGGCGTTTGCTCCTGCAGCGCCTGCCCATACTGATTCGGCCGCACGACGGCATTACCCTGCGGGTCTTTTTCGTTGCTGCCTTGGAATAGCCCGTGGACCTGCCCCTGGTGCTGGATCAGCAACTGCGCGCCGAGCTCGGCGTCCGGCCAGTCGCCATACGCCTCCGGATTCTGCTCCTTCGCCGCGCGTCCGATCGCCGCCGCGAGCTCGGCAAGGTCCGTAGGCATCAGACCGCCCCGGCGGGCTCAGGCGCGGGTTGTGGCGGCGGGGGCTGCGCGCCCTGCTCGAGCGCCTGCGCGTGCGCCTGGTCCCCCTGCTGCAACGTCTGCGCGTGCTCCTGCGCCCCGAGCGCCGCCTCGTGCGCCCGGTCCATCATGCCCTGCTGCGCCTCGTGCTGCTGCGACCCGACCCGCGCCCGCTCCTCGAGGAACAGCGCCATCCGGTCGACCTTCGCGCCGAGCTCGGCGACGGTGATCTTCGTCTCGCGGTCCAGCGCCGCAATCCGCTCGCGTGATTCGAGCTCCATCTGCGTGCGCCTGAGTTCGGTCTGATACTTCGCGTTGTCGCTCTGGATTTCCTGCGAGGCGTGCTGCAGAAGCTTCTCGGCGTCATTCAACCGCTGTTGTAGCTGCTGCATCTGCGCCGCAATCGGCGGCGGAATCGCGCCCTGGCCTTGCGCCTGCTGCGTCAGCATCTGCTGGATCGGTGGCGCCAGCATCACCTTCGCGCGCTCGGCCATCTCGAGATGTCCCGGCCCGTCTTGGTTTTTCAAGAACAAGTCGCCGAACCAGGTAATCAGCTGCGGATTGGCCTGGATCAGATCCGCCATCATCGAGGCCTCTTCCTGCCGGCGTGAATCGAACGCTTTCGTCACTCTGACCACGACGTTGAAGGTCGCATCCGGCGTCAGCGTGTAGACGGGCGGCGTCGGTGGTGGCGCTGGCGCCGGCGGCCGCATCATGCCTGGCGGCATGCCCGGCGGCATCATCCCTGGAGGCGGTGCGCCCATTGGTCCCGGCGGCGGTCCCCCTGGTCCCATCGGCGTGGGGGCGCCAGTGAGAGGCGGCCCAGGCAGACCTGGCATCGGCGGGCCGCCAGGCGCACCACCCATCGGCGGCGGCATCATCCCTGGCATGGTGCTCGTCGCGCCTTGTCCCATTCCCGGCGGCATGAACGTCGGCGTCGGCCGCTGCCCGATCTGCACGGTCTCAGGCTCACCTTGGCCGTTGATGATCCGTGCGAGTCTACCGGGCCGCTTGCCGTAGATCGGATACAGCAGGTTGTTGACGATCTGCCCTTCGTAGCGCATCGACCGCCTGAGGTTATTCAAGAAGTGGCTGGTGCCGTGCTGTGACTGCGCGATCAGCACCTGCGCCATCTTGCCGCTGCGAATGCTTGAATCCTGCCGGCCGATGTTCGCGTCGGGCACGCCGGTCGTGCTCTTGATCGCCTGGTCAAACATCTGCACGCTGAGGGCGAGGTCGTTGATCGGCGTGTCGACCGGCGTCCGAAACGGCGGCGGCGCCGGATTGCCCATGAGGTCCGTGGTCTTGTAGGGCAACGCCGGCAGCGTGCGCGTCGTCGCCGCCTGATACCACGCGCGATAGACTTCCCACGTCCCCTCGGCCACCATCCACGGCGGAATCGGCGTCAGGCCGACCGTCTCCACCAGTTTGCTGACCATCGA